AGCTTCTTCGCGCATCTTATCGTAGATAGCAGGATCCCAGTCCTGTAGCACCATGCTCATGCGAATTGCCAACAATACACTGCTAACTAAGTCATCATGTGTGCCAGATTTACCCTCAAATCCTAGTCCTTTAGCAACATAAGTTTTAAGTTCACTGATCAAAGGCTTGGAATTTATCTTCATTCTGTTGCTTTCAATAAGGTGTTTTAACTTGGCACAAACTGCTATTTTACTAGCATGTGTTGTGTAAAATCCTTTTCTATATCGGCGTACATGACCTTTGCGTATGGGTTCACTGAGAAACAATCCAGGTATAGTTTCTTCACCTAATTCGTTGATTGCTATTAGTGCGGCTTCGCCTACTGAGTTATTTTCAACGCTGTAATACATGCTAGGAGTAGATCCTTTTTTACTGCACTCATCACTGATATACTGACAAATATCTCGCAGTATACGAACCTGTCCTTGTATAGGTGTGAGGTTGTGATGCCATTCTCCTACTTGTTCAAAACTAGGCAATTCTATAATCTGTATACCTGCAGGGTCACCGCCAGTGCCTAGACTAGGATCTAATGCGATGACATATGTATGTTTAGGATTGATCTTTTTGTACCATCGTGCTTGCCCCATCTTCATGATAGGTTCTTTGCCTTCCATGTTGGCAAGTTTGATACTGCTGATCAATGTTTCATCAAATACAAGAAATTCACATTCGTGCTCACGGCGGAATCGTTCTTCACCAATGCGGCTACGCTCTTCATTGGCCCAGGCTTCGTCACGGTCTGGATGTTCTGTCCAGTGAGCAGTAAAGGGGAAAAATCCATTCTTACCTACATCTTGTGTGTTACCATGCTCATCATATCTCAGATTGGCTTCTTTCCATATCTGTGCAAATTGATCTTCGTCACTATTAGGTGTTGAAGTAATAATTGCTTTACCACCTGTGGCCAGCGTAGGCGATATTGAAGTCCAGAATTCTGTGGCCACATTGGGCGGAACGAACGCAAACTCATCTGCATATAGCAATGATAAAGAAAGACCACGACCAGTTGTTTCAGTGGTTGTCTGTGCAATAATACGCGAGCCATTATCAAAGTCAATACTTTGTTTGTTATAACTCTTTACTCCACATCGTATATGATCAGCACACAATTCATAGGCATAACGAATACGAGCCATGATCTCCTGTGCACCTGTATATTTGTGTGCGGCAATTAGAATGGTTGAATCTGGAACAAACATAGCAAACCATAGTAGATACCCTGCGGCAGTTGTGGTGTTGTGTGTAGGGATCATAGTTTCACCACAAAGGAAAAGATGTCTAGGGTGATCAACTTGAATACAGCGAACAGGAACTGAATCAACTGGTGTTATTTGAGTTATGTATAATCTTTTATTTTTTGGATGGCCCTTGCATTTTTTCTGCAGATCAGCCTTGCGTTTAAGGTTGAATACTCGGTATTTGTCAGTTGCAAATCCTAAAGTATAGTATTTTTCACCGTTGAGGGTTTTGAAATTGCATCTGCTTTTGATTCCTAGAGATGTTAGTAATTCTCTTACCTGCTTGATTAAACTATATTTTTTTTGATAAAATTCGCATCTACCAGATCTATTATCAACAGACCCATCAGTGTCCATCAACCCTCTCAAAAGATCTAATCTTTGTTCTATAGATGATCTTAGATATATATCCGGAATATGTTTGTTTTTAAGTAATGAATGTTCTCTTAGAGTTGGCATCAAACCATATATAGTCCTAACCTCGCTATTGGGGCTGTTGACCCTGGGAGGAGACAAAACATATCCATCACTCATTATCAAATTGACCATTTCTATATTATCAATATTTGATTGTGTGTAACATCCTCCGGCTGAGGCTCCGTCACCTAACCATACCCCTAATGTATAGGGAGATACAGGTAGATCTTGATAGGAACCTTTTATTGCTTCAGTGATAGGTATATATACCACTGTGTTGTTTTTTTCTTTGTAATCTAATATTTCTTTAGTTGTCAATACTTTTTGTTGTATATGCCAAAATCCAGAATTTACTTCCCATAGATGCTCTGCATCTGCCAATACCGAATCGCCATTATCAAACTCTACTCGGTAGCAGGTTCGATTATGCATGACTTCGGTTGCAAATGTTACATTTACAGTTGTTCCGTCTGGGCCTAAGATGTTATCACCGACTTTGATATCTCCCATAGTTGTCCATCCTGTCGGAGTAGCTATTGGTGTATCTAGACTCAGTGCTTTACCTGTCTGTCGAGGTAGTAGGTTTACATTGAACCTGTGATTGTGATAACTGTCAATCAGTCTTTTTTGATATTCAAAAGGCTCATATAATAATTTGCCCTTAGTAGGATGTTGGATGTGAAAGAAATGCTCTAGGAAATAATGTGGACCATTAACAGGATCCATACATTTTCCAAGGTCAACAATATCTTGCTCAGTGAACTTTTGTGTAACATGAGCAGTCTTTACTAGTTTATTTTCATTTGCCATACGAGTATTTACTGAAAAAAATAGGCTCCGAAGAGCCTATTTGGAAAAATGGAGTGTTTAATCACATTTACATTTTTTCATTGGTTCGTGACAAACCTTGCACTCTTTGGCTTCATTGATAAAGTTTTTATACTCAGCCATCAACTGCTCTTCCATGGTCATGTTAGCTTCTTGTTCTTTTTCTTGCTCGTGTCCCATGGGATTGCCATGAGGATTGTTTTTAGTAGCACGACCATGTGTACTACCATCATTTGGATGATTGGCAAATTCGTTACCGTCAAATGACTTGTGTGCATCTGGTCGATTAGGAGTAGTATCTACACCCGGAATACCAAATTCATCTTGGCCTTCGTCGGTTTCTTCTTCGTCACCTTCTTCACCGTCATGCTCGGGATTTAACTTATCTACAACTGACATCATGCCACGCATTTCGTCACCTGCTGATTGATCTGATGCACTTGGTCCAACTGCTGTAACAGGCTCAGCTGTCATAACTGTTGGCTCTGGTTCCATACCAAGATGCTCTGGTTCTACTTTTTGTACACCAGCTAGCTTCATAATAGTAGCCAACATGTTACCTAATTCTTCGCCGTTGTCGGCTGTGATATTCAATGTAGCAGGTGTGCTAGGCTTTTCCATGCCACCCATCATTCCCATTGGACCACATTCTTCAACACTGATATTTTCTTTGATTACATTGGGATTAGTTGAATCTAGCTCTGCTAGGCGTTTCATTACGTCGATCATTTGCATAATTATTTCCTTCTTGGATCTGGAGCAGACTGCAACATGCTCTGTGTGCTGGCCGGAGTATCAATATTGTATTTGGCAGCACCTTCTGTAGGTATCTCTTCACCACGAGCTTTACGCTGTAATTTTAAGAGATCATTTAATTCTTTGACAAATCCTGAATTGTATTTGTCGCCATAGTAATCTTCAAATTGAGGACTACCTGCTTCTTTGTAATCTGGATCATCTAACAGTGCACCTTCTCGTTTTTCAACAGGTGTTTGATATTCTTCACTGGGTTCGCCAGGACGACGAACAGCTAGATTACCTTTATTAATACCTAGACCTGAACTTATATATTCTGTAAGTTCTTGTTGAGTTGTAGGATAATCTAGATTAACTTCAAAGATTGAAACTTCACAATTTCTAATCTGTGGGAAGTCTAGTGGGAATTGTTGAATAGGAGTAACTCCTACTTTCTTGAAAGAATCAACTTTAAAACGCTCCAACATAGACTTGAGTTTTGTCTCTTGCTCTGCTGTAAACTCTCCTGCTACTTTAACCCTAAAAGGATATTTTTTAGCAGAAGTTGATTCAGATAGATAATTTAGAAAAGTTTTCATAGTGTATTATTTATTCAGATTCTTTAATTTTTCTAAGATGCTATTACGATCTGTGAGTATATAGCCCTCGCCTTCAACAGCTCCTTCACCTTCTTGTCCGTGTTTTTTATCAATGGCTAACTTCTTAAGTTGCAGATCAACCATCTTTAATTTCTTATCAATCTTGTTGGTTTTAGCAGTAATAGCCGCGTTCATCATCTGTGCCGCAACTTCAAACATGCGAGCACCATGCCGAGCTTCGACATTCATTCCTAGGTCCATTAGATCATCGTAGGCTTGTTCTGCTTTGGCAGCCAGTGCATCTAGTTCTGAATCGCTGATATCACCTAGCCCTTTTACACGTGGTAGAGCGGCTGATATTTTATCAAATTCTTCTAAGCGTTCTTCGAGAGTAATCACGGCCTGAGTTTGTACAGGTTCGCCCGGTGCAGGCATAACCATAGGGTCGTCTGGTAAGTCAAATACTTCTTGTAATTTCTTAGTCATAATCTTACTTATTCCGTTTTTTTGTAGTCTTTGTATTTGTGAATATATCAGATTCGTTTATAACTCGAAACTTAATACCTTTGTTGCGACACCAGGCATTTGCGGCCTCCCACTTGGCTAGATTTTTAACATACTGCGTTTGATTGTAGGGATTTTTACCAACTTTTTCCAGCATCATTTGATTCTTTGGTTTTATTTCTACCATCTCTACATGTTTACCTTGATTCTTATCTATGTAGGTTATTAGAAAGTCTGGTACATAAACTGTTTGTTTACCAGTCAGGGGATCTCTGTAGGGAATTTTAACTGGTTCGCTGGCCCACTGTTGTATGCTAGGATTGTTGTCACAGAACATGCAAAATGTTGTTTCCCAAGAACTGCGACAATAAGGAGGTTTTGATCCCACATACTTGTCTGGGTTTTTGACTGTATAAATTCCCTGACTGTATTTTAAGCTCATGCTATGATTGTTCTAGCAACAGGTTCGAACGGTGTAAAGCCAGTGGCATTACCTAAAAAACTAGTTTTATATCTGTTGTAATTTAGTATTTCAGCAATGATGTTGTTTAATGAAACATCATTTAATCCTTTAAGAGAATCTAAAACATTAATAGGATTGTAGCCATCTAATTGTGCTTGTTTGATTAATGCAATAGCTGTAGTTTCTGATGCACTAATATCAAATCCTCGGCTTTGAAAAAATCCTGTCATCATACTATAGGTAGTGGAATCTATTGCCAATGGCTTAGAATAATAGGCATCCATGGCTGCTACTGTAGAATTATTGCTTACAGGGCTCGGTGGGAGATTGCTGTATAGATTAGTTCCTGACATATTATATTTTCTTAGCCAGTGTCACTGGTCCTGCATTAATAGTCTGTACGCCATGTAATCCACCGCGACCGGAAGATACATTAAATCCAAGATTAAGTGGACCCAATTGTTGCGTGCCTGATATTTGTAAGTGGCCCATGAATAGTCCTATAGACAATCCACTACTGGGTTGTTGTGCATAGGCCTTTTCAGCAAGGTTGGGATCTCCTCCCCAATTTTGAACATAGCCTACTAATGGTTTTTTATACTGTGGGTATGGTGGTTTCTTACCAAATACTGCGGCATCATTGGGCAATTTTCCATTGGCGGCAGGAGTTGAATTCAGGATGTTACCGCCTACACTCAATGGACTTGCAACATTATCATAGTATCTAAGGGCAAATAATGGCGGATTAGTTACGGTGCCGTTATTTTTTTCAATTTCGCCTTCTAAATATACTACATTTTCATAAGCTACAGTCATCTTATTAGTTAATATGTTGTTACCATTAGATTGATCCAGTTTATCATGATCCCACGCTGTGACCAAAGGATTAACTAATATCATTTGTGTAAACTTTTGTTGATGTAATACAAAAATTTCTATTGTATCAAAGAATGGTTCATTTTGATAATTGCCTAAACCGTAGGCATAATCAGTTGTACCGTATTTGCTATTTTCCCAATAGGCTCTATTACCACTACTATAATTACTATCTACAAAATAATACTTGTAATAATTTTTCCATAGACCGTTTGTTATATCACTATTATCATCATGAAATTCTATATTAACAGGTTCATAGATCAACTTAGACTGTACATTTACTTTTCTATTGTATTGATTTACAGTTTCTGTAGTAATCTTAAATTTAGGCATATCAATTTTTTTAACCAATAAACCTACATCTTTCTGTGCGCTGTTGGCCCATCCTTGATCCCCTACTACATTATCATTGATATTAAAATAAACATAATATAAGAAACCAAGTTTAGGTGCTCGAGCATAATTATTGGCTACATATAGTTTGCTGGCATGATCGAAACTTTTGAAGATTGTTCCCTGGCCATTGTTACTTACGAAATGATTGAAAGATGTACTCATAGTTTTATTTATATCAACAAAAAAGCCCAGTATAAACTGGGCTTAATTTGTAGTAAAAAAATACTATTAGCTACCTATTGCTGATGTTCCTACTGTACGACCAACTGGTTGGCCTAGGCCGATCAATCCACCTGCTTCATCAGTTTGTACTGCATTATCGTAACAGATAGTCATTTCAATAGTCATTGCTTCAGTACCCTTAGAGTAGTCTCCTTGTGAGTAGGTTACAGCCTTAATCCAGCAACCTTGTACTTCGAATGATTCAAGCACGATTGGTTGATAAGCTCCGTTACCGCCATCTAAGATTTCGATAACCATTGTAAACTTATAATCTAATCCACTTGCGGCACTAGCTTGCTCAAAAAAGTCAAATTGTTTCTGCATTTGTTGACCAACTTTATTGGTCACAATATTAGTCATGTCATCGCGTACAACAAGTTTGATATCATCAAAACTGTGTTTACCAGCTAGTTTTACTACACTGTTGTAAACATCTAATTTAATTTCATCAAACTTTGGTTTTGGACGCTCTACATTCATAACTTGTTTAGTTAATTCTGTTGCCGGATCTCCGCCGACTCCAAAGTCAAACAATGATACCCTAAATCTATAGGCTAACTTTGGCATCAACAAACCTTGGTTACTAGCACTTTGGTCTGTGTTCAGCGGAACTGTAAATCTTGATAAACTTGCGATTGGCATTTGTATGCTCCTTTTTTGTCTTATTTTGCTTGTGAACCGTAATTACCGGCTGCAATAGCTCCAGTATTCAACAGTCTTAATGGAATGTAAATAAACTCCACTGCTTTGACTGGTTCAATAGCAATGTCTACATACAGTTCTGATTGATCAATTCTTGCAGGAGTATTGTTAGTTGAATCACAAACTACAACATAATCGTAAATAGCTCGTTGACCTACTAATTCTAATAATAAACCTTCAATACTAGTTTTAATCTCTTTGCGTGTTTGACTATCATTTGGTTCAAACAAGAATGGTTTGCTTAGAATAGCTAGTTGTCTTCGTAGATATCCAACTAGTCGTGCTACATTAATTCTATCTAAAGAACTTGGTGCGTTTGCACGAGTATATTGCCCCATGTTAACTAAACCAACTCCTGGCAATGTTGCAATAGGATTAATTTTAACACCTGACAACACATCACGAAGTCCTTGATATAGACTTACAGTTTTAAATTCGCCTGTATCATTAACATATCCAACTGAACTAGCATTGTCAACAGTACCACGGCGCGTACCTGCAGGTGCAAACCATAGATATGATTTGTTATCACTATTAATGATAGTACGCAACATCATATGACTTGGAGGGACAACAATATTGTTTCCTAAGTTATCGTTAGTGTAACCACTGGGATAGAACACTGACATATAGTTATCATATGTAACTAATCCAGTATCACCATTATCTGCGGCATTAGCAGTATTATTACCATAATTAGATAATGCTGTACCAGTTGGCTCTAAACGGAATGGTGTATCTGCAACAACAAATGCTGTTTGACCGATGTCTGTGTTGAACGCAACCATATCTTGAATTAGCTCTGTATAGCCAGGTGTAGCAATCAAATTAAAGTTCAATGTGTCTGTATCTCGAATGCTTTGATTTGTTGTAATCATAGCTTTGAGTGCAGATGTTATAACACCACGCTGTGCTAAACGACCAAATGTTCCGACTCCGTTTGAATCGTTAGGGCTAGCTGTAACCCAACGGTCTGGATACTCGGAATTAGAAATATAATTTCTATGATATTTCTTAACATTATTACCGCTTCGACGAGTGTTAAACAAACGTGTTCCTGTAGGATATAGCTGTGGATTAGGTGCATCAGCATCTACATAGTTAGTAACCAATAAATCAGCAATGCTCATCGGATCATATGATGTTCCGTCATTGTATCTTGCATCAGCAAAAATCCAACCATTAGGGCTAGAATGATCAGTTACATCTTGTATTTCCCAAGCTGATCCGTCGTAGAGATAGATATTTTGTCCATATTGATCAGGAGTTGATGTATCGATCCAAATATCGCCTACAACCAACGGAGTGGTACCATCACTTTGAGTTGATGGCGCACTTGCCTGAACCAATGGTCCATTAGGATCTGTAGCAGGGAAAACATTACCATAACCAACCCACTCATTACCTTCATTGTACATGATATCTACATCTAATGTACTGTCAAACCATAGTTTACCATCTGCAGGAGTAGTAAATGGAGCATACGATAATGCCTCATACACCAAGGGTCTCCAATTTGATGCTCGTAAATCATAATTGTCGCCCATCGGAGCGGCATATAAATTTGCTGTTGAATCAACATTATATCCCATTAATGCAATTGAACCATGAGTATCTTGAATCTCAAATTCTCCACCTAACACATGATTAATAGTAAGTCTATCTGTTACTGAATCCCATGTTGTTTTAATGTTAATCAAATCAGAATCAGCGTTAATACTACTAGCAATCAACTGACCTAGTGGTGTTGATGTAGTTGTGTTTATATGCACAGTTTTAGCAGTATTCCATTGTCCACTTGCTAATGTTTCTCTAATAACAAATGATGAATTACTTGATGTTGTTACTGCACTAGCAACACTGATTGATGTCGGTGAGTTAGAATATCTAATATAAAGTTCAAAATTACTGTTAGTAGCAGTAGTTGCCGCACCGTTGTCGTAATCACTCCATACCATTACTGTACCAACAGGAATTTTACTTCCGCCATGTACAGGATCAAGTGCAACTATAGCAGCCTCTGTGCTTGGATAGATATTAGCTGTAACTCTAGTCCATGCTTGCGTAGCTCCATTATAATATTTTACATCCCAATTAGCACCAAGTACTGGTGTAGTTGTTTTGATCCAAATACTACCCGTTGGTGCATTTAAATGATTTGTTCCTGTATTTGTAAAGTTAGGATATTGATAGTGCGGGCTAATTGCTAGTTTTTTACCACCATCAAATGTATTTTCTACAATTACCCAACCTGTAGTTGATCTGTAAAATAATTGATTTTGATTTTCACTAGTAATTGCTATGGCATAATCACCAACTGAACCAAAAGTATTCTTAGGAACTCCACCATTGGCCAATAAATCAGTAAGTTCTGAAATATTACTGTTATCAATGATCAACGGAGTTTTAACTGTGAATTTTTTAGTAACACTATTCCACTCGTTGATACCAAATAAACTATTTGAAGTATCGACCCAATATGTATTTGCTACAGGAGAACCTTCTGGTGCTGTACCACTAGGATGTAATGATCCTAGATCAACATCTGCACGAACAATATAAGCCTTACTACTAACACCTAATACACTGTAAGCCGCTTGTAATCCATACTCATTGAGCTCGCCACCATTGATTGGATTATTTTCTGCATCAGTTTGGAAATAAGGAGTACCAAATGTATCAGTTAAATCTCGTTGGCTGGTAATGACCCAGACTGTGCCAGCATTGGCTGATGTTGTTCCTTGTGCTGTACCTGTGCCGCTGGCATTTGCCTTATCTTGTGCTGTTGCTACAAATACCATTGGAACTGTTCCAGGTGCCGCAGGGTTATAGAAACTTTCGTCTACTACTGTTACGCTTACGCCTGGTGATTGTAATGTTGTCATTTTAAAAACTCCTTAGTGGATTACTTTGTTTTATTTAGTCGCGTATCCAAAAAAAATCCATAAATATCATGATATAAAAAGGGCATAAAAGGGCACATGCGTAATCTATGTAAACAATGCGGTCAAAGACCTGTGGCCATAAATTATTACAAAGAAGGTCAGGCGTTCTATAGATCAAAATGTGATCATTGTGCTCGCGGACATCAAGAATCAAGGCCGCTATGGGCCTTATATGGTTATAAGAAAAAATCAGTATGTGAAAAATGTAGTTATGCTTCTAGACATGAAGAACAGTTTAATGTTTTTTATGTTGACGGAAACTTAACCAATAACAGAGTTACAAATTTAAAGACAGTTTGTGCTAACTGTCAACGCATACTACACAAAGAAGGAGTTAAGTGGCGACAAGGAGATTTGATTCCCGACTTCTAAATTAAATCTAGAGCAAGTTTTGCACTCAATGGCAAATCAGCAGAGGGTAATATATCTTTAACCTGTATAAACAGATCGTCAATAGTACCATTGTTGTCTAAAACATGATCAAATTCTATACCCACCCAGGCAGTTTCGCTGGCATGTACTTTTAATCTTTCTAGCTTTGCTCGACTTATGGCCCAGGTTGTATTACCATTAGGCCCGCGGTTAACACTAATAGCCGCATCGTACCATTCTGGCTCTGGGCCACGAACAACACGAATTACAATACCACCTGCATCTTTGATTGATTTAATTTCATTAGGAAAACGGCAGTCACTAATAACTATGTCATCTTTTGAATTGCGTAATTTATTCTCTAATGAAGCAATCCAAATATCATTATGAAATGCTTTTCGACAAACTTCTGTACCCCAAAATTGCAGGATCCAGCGAGGTGTTATGTCCATACCAAGGCGTTGACTCCACCATTCATCTCGTTGTTCGCGCCATTCACGGGCTTGTTTTGTACGGCCCTCTAGCATAGTTCGGTCCCAACCAAACACTTGTGCTACTGCATCTTTAAGACTGTTAGCAAACGATTCTCTGCGATATTGATGATAATTTACTAGATAATCAGCTATTGTGTCCTTGCCACTTGATATAAATCCGCATATTCCAATAATACTCATAGCATCCCTTAATTGATACTATAATTTATTACAATTAGATTATGATGTCAATATTTTATTAGCCAATTTAACCGGTGATCCAGGTCAATGGTTGACCGCCATCTTTGTAGTTGATTAGGTCTTGCTCTAGCATTTCAATTTCAGCTTTGCCTTCAGCTTTGAGTGCGGCACCATTTAACTGCGTTCCACCTTGAGGACTTGTGATTGTAGCAAACTTTTCACGTGCCTCACCTAGCATAATTTTACAGGTTGCTAGGGCGTAATCCCGTAACCACTGTTGTGCATAAGGATCTTGTAACAGATTAAAATCAGGACGATAATTACTCATCCAAACCAACAACTCTTCTTCAGCACGAGGGCGTTGCATTATAGTCAACAGTTTTGTAGTAGGATTAAAAGTAAAGTTTATGTCGCTACCAAACATTTTACCGACCTGTTTTTGGTATCCAGCAAAGGCATAATAAGTAGCTAGGCCACCCATGTTTGTTGATGCGAGCAAATATGTATTACTATAGGCTAAGTTAAATGGTTCAAACAATGTACCCCCAGCCCCGCCACCGGATCTTGAACCAATGCTTCTACGGAACAATTGACGCACACTCATTACTTCTTTAGGCATGTAATAGTCTGTAACATCAACTTGGATAGTTAGAAATCCAAAACTTTCCTCAACACTATTGCTACTACGCTGACGGAATTTTGCCAGGGCACGACCTATAGCAGTATTATAGTGTATGGGATCCAATTCTACATCTACCATACCCGAGCCTAACATGGCTTTGATATAGTCGATAACTTCTTGGTATTGATTTAAGGATGGGTCGTTGTCTATCATATCGATATTTAGCGATAAATAACACTAACCAGGAGAACTAAAATCCCAAGATTATCACTTTATAAACCGGAGAAAGGGCCGGACTTCCGCTTCATTGATCGCGTGGTCAACGAGCAGTTTCAGGTTGGTGGTACAGATATTTTTATTCACAAATACCTCGGTCCAGTTGCTCCGCAAGATGGTGAATCTACTCCTACAACTCCTAATACCAGTGCAAATCCTATTCCAGAACTAGGCATACAAGATGTCCTGTTCATGGAAAATCGCGATCGCAACTACGAGCCAGATGTATATACAATTCGTGGAATTTATACAATGGCTGATTTAGATTTTAATTTAAGTCAGTTTGGATTGTTTCTACAAAATGATACAGTATTAATGCACTTTCATTTACGCAACTGTGTGGATACGCTGGGGCGTAAAATCATGCCTGGCGATGTGCTAGAATTACCTCACTTAAAAGATGAATATGCTCTAGACAACAATTTTGTTGCTCTTAAAAGATTTTATGTTGTGCAGGATGTTACTCGTCCTGCCAATGGTTTTAGTCAAACATGGTATCCTCATTTAGTTCGCGCCAAGTGTGTACCGTTGATTGACAGTCAAGAATTCAGTCAAATATTTGCACAAGATGCAGGCAATGGTGACGGAACTACACTAAAAGATTTACTCAGTACTTACAATCAAAGTATACAAATCAATGATCAGATTATTACACAGGCTGCATTAGACGCACCTGTTAGCGGGTATGATACTAATCAGTTTTTTGTCATACCCATAAGTTCGAGTACAGGCCTAGTAAGTTATGCACCTACTAGTGATGTCACAGATGATGCCAGTATAGATACCATGGATGCCAGCATGATTCTAAATACTCCTAATGGTCAAGTTTATGTAGGATATGCATCAGGTAATACTATACCTAAAAATGGTGCGGCCTTTGGATCAGGCACACAATTTCCTACAGATCCTAGCATAGGTCAATATTATTTGAGAGTTGATTATCTTCCTAATGTCTTGTACAGATTTGATGGCGGCAAATGGATTATGACTGAACAAAATGTACGCATGACTATGAATCAGTTTGGTGCACAGGATGTTAGTACTGGAACTTTCTTTGGCTCACAGATACGACAAACACAGAAGACCAGTTTCATCAACAATACTACAACTGCTACTATCAATGGAAAACTTGTTGTAGAGAAACAAGCATTGAATACAGCATTAAAACCCAAGGCGGACAACTAAAATGGATCATTTTTATTCGGGGCAAGTACGCCGATATCTAACCCAGTACATGAGATTAATGAGTAATTTTTCTTGGAAAGATAGCTCAGGTAAGTTAAGTCAAATACCAGTAATGTATGGTGATCCTAGTCGTCAGGCCAGTGCATTGTTGAAAAAGAATTCAGAGAATGTAATGCCTACTGCACCATTCATTGCTTGCTATATCAAAGGACTAGACTATGACCAAAGTCGACTACAAGATCCTACATTTGTCAGTAAGGTACAAATTCGTGAGCGCGAATTTGATGAAACAACAGGTCAATACTTGAACACTCAAGGACTGGGATATACTGTAGAGCGTATTATGCCAAGTCCATACAAATTAACATTTGTAGCAGACTTATGGACTACTAATACTGAACAAAAGTTGCAGATATTTGAACAGATTGCGTATTTGTTTAATCCTAGTCTAGAACTTCAAACTACTGATAACTTTATAGACTGGACTAGCTTAACTGTATTACAATTAGAAAGTACAAGTTGGACTAGTCGTCAGATACCCCAAGGTGTTGATCAAAACATTGATATAATGAATATGACATTTACAACACCTATATGGATTACACCTCCTGCTAAAGTTATGAAGATGGGTGTCATTACTAAAATTATTGCTAATGTTTTTGCTGATCAACAAGGCACTATCATAACTGACTACGATGATCCTAATGCTGTTTATCCTGGATTAGGTAATCTAGTTGAATCTGTGGTAGTTACACCTGGCAATTTTGAATTAATGGTATTAGATGGTGTGGCCGGTTTGTTGACCAATGAAATAGACACAGCCTCAAGTGATACAACGATGCCTGGCAATACAGTATCGTGGCGTAAACTATTAGATTTATATCCTGGTCAATTCCGTGCAAATATCAGTCAGCTGAGATTATCTAAGCCCAACGGTAACGAAATTGTTGCTTACATTAGCTTAGATCCGTATGATGAGCGTAGAATGTTGCTGACATTTGATACAGATACTATACCTGCCAACAATGCCCTACTGAACCGTCCCTTAGGTACTGTAGATGCAATTATAAATCCTGAGACATTTGCTCCAGGAACACCAGTGACTAATGTTACATATCTAATATTAGAAAATATCAATGTTGTATCAGAATATGGTCAACCTGGTTATAGTGGCCCTGTGGCATGGAAAAATGCTGATCAAAGCGACTTTCAAGCATTGGCCAATGACATCATACAGTGGGATGGAGTTAAGTGGAATGTGATATTCAATTCTGCTGATGTGGTTGAAGTTCATTACATAACTAATTCATATACAGGTATACAATACAAGTGGGACGGACATCAGTGGTCGAAGAGCTTTGAAGGCATCTACCCAGCATTAGGATGGCGTCTTGTGTTATGATAAACAATGAACGCTAAAACAACATCAACTCAACAAATCATTTGCAGTGGAGGTTTATTCCTAGCTCGAGATACTCGCAGATTTTTGTTTCTCTTACGAACACAAGGTAAGACCGCTGGTACTTGGGGGCTAGTTGGTGGTCGTAAAGAGCCTACGGATGCCACAGCCTTTGAAGCACTGAGTCGTGAGATACAGGAAGAAGTAGGTGCTACGCCTAAGATAAAAAAGATTATTCCTCTAGAGCTGTTTACCAGCAATGATCAAAACTTCCAGTACAACACCTATGTACTAATGATCGATCGTGAATTTATTCCTACACTAAATGAGGAACACAGTGGCTATGCTTGGACTGGATTTGATCAATGGCCCAAACCCTTGCACCAGGGTGTAAAGAACAGTTTCAACAATCGTGCTGTTCGTGCTAAATTAGAATTACTATTAGACTTAATAGATTAAGGTAGAGTAGCGTAGAGATCACGCTTCTGTTGATTGGTCAACGGTGTGCCGTTAGAATCATTGATGTCTACACTGTTAGATACATCACGTTTAAAAATAACATAGTCAGTATTATCTAGTGCAAAAGGAATATAAAGATTGTCTTCAAGCCTTTTAACTATCTCAATGTTGTTTGTAATTAAATTCTTTACTAATTGATACATTTTTATAACTCCGATGATGCCGTCCATTGACCATAAATTTCTGCGTTTGTCCAAGCACCTATACCAGAAGCTGTATTTTGATAAAATCCGTTTACTCCAACTCCTGTTGGACTAGGAGTAAGAGTAAGTCCGCCTCCTGAATAAGTACCAGACCATCCGGTACCGCCACTGGTATTCCAAAAAGAAAGAGACGGTGTACCTCTTTTAGTAACTTTAAAATTCACTGTAGATCCCAAAGCTCCTCCCCCTTGGGTTGTACCTCGTTGTATTGTCATACCAACATCTGTAGCTGTACCAGGTGGAGTTGTAACATCGTATGACATTTCATAATATCGCTGACACATCTGCAGTTCTCTAGTATAGTCTCTATAGTCAAAAGTTGTAGCCGACGCACCTGCTTCTAATTGCACGCCACTGATATACATTGTAGCACCATTGGTTGCTAATAAATTAGTTGAACCAGCAGAACCTATAGCAAAACTTTTTGTAGTCCATGCATTAGCAGTATCTTGGTAAGTTGATCCTGCGGCTAATGTAATGCCAAATTCTATACCAATTCCGGTGGTATTATTCCACGATCCTGTTGTTGGTCCCAGAATTGTCCGTGTAATTTGTACCCATGTATTTGCCGCTGATATAGTAAATGTAAATGGATAACTATAGGTATTGCCACTGTTAGATACATACCCGCTGAATGTTCCTGTCAGTGAACAGTTTACCCAGAATGATACCGATACCGATTGTGCAGAACTAGTTCCCCATGCTAGGTCAGCAACATTATAACCTTCTATACGTTGGCTGAAAGTTGCATAGACTCCCGAAGATACTGTTGTTGCAGATCCCGATGTGATCAATGCACTATTGGTATAACCTGTTGGAACACTTGCCGTGCTCTGTTCTAGATAAAAATATCCCAAAGCATTAGCCCAATAACCCCAGCGATCTAGTGTATTATATTTTAAAGTTGAACTTGCTACCTGATTACTCACAGGTGAGCTACCTCTTTGTGCAAATGTCATTGCACCGTTGATCAATCTATTTTTAAAGGATGGGGGTGCTGAGACTCCACCAGCAAGTCTAGCCCAATAGTTAGTTGCACTGGTATAGGAATAAGTAATTCCATTGCTCAGTGTTGCAATTTGACCGTTAGTTGGGGAAGTTGGGAAGCTCATAGTACTTGTATTTAACTAATTTTTATTTATGTATGACTGAATTAATAAATGTTTGGATAATCAAATTGTAAAAGATCCGCTGGCATTAAATTGATAAACATGAAGATGTGCGGATGTATTGTGAGTATATGTAGGACTTCCTGTAACGGAGGTAGCTGGTGAATAAGAGTCGCTCCAACTTACAATGACTACACCTTTGCCGCCGTTTCCGCCTGCAAATTTTGTACATGGACTACTTTGGTAAGCACCTCCGCCTCCGCCTCCGCCGCCGGTGTTAGCACAGCCATTGGTTCCTGACGTTGCATTTGTTCCACTAACCCCACTTCCAAGTTTTGATCCACCGTAGCCGCCACCACCAGAGCCACCTGGTGCAGAATAGCCAGTGGCGGCATAAATGCCACCACCGCCACCACCGCCACCCGCATAATACACTGCAGATCCAGTTACACTTGACTGTAAACCAACTCCTCCAGCTCCTCCACCGCCTGAACAATATGTCGAAGACGGATTACCTCCAACTCCTCCAGCACCTCCGCCACCACCGCCATTCTGCGGAACTCCGGTTATTCCTACTCCACCTGCATAACCTTGCCCACTAACAGGAGTCCCACCACTGCTATTGCCATAGGTAGATCCTCCACCACTGCCCCCAGCAAGTCCAGATGCTCCGTTAGTACAATAATATGAACCACCTTTACCACCACCACAGGTAGATATGCTTAAAGTACCTATGCTACTTGAGCAACCTTTGGTAGTAGCAGAAGCGGCACCTGATCCTCCTCCTCCTACTGTCACCGCATAAACCGTACAAGCAGTTACACCTGCAGTTCCAGTTTTCATTCCTCCAGCACCTCCTCCTCCAGCACCCGGTGATTGATTACCCCAACCGCCTCCACCGCCACCTGCTACAACTAGATAACTAATTGAACTAGGTTTAGATACGCTAGTTGTAACACTGTTACTAGATGTACTAGCAGAGCTGGTACCAACACTGTTGGTAGCAGTTACTGTAAACGTATATGTAGTACCATTGGCTAACCCAGATACTGTAATAGTTCCGGATCCAGCTTGACTTAATGTTCCGGTAATCCCGCCAGGGCTACTTGTTGCTGTATAGCTTGTTATAGTTGCACCACCATTACTAGCAGGTGCTGTAAATGGCACACTGGCTGTTGTAACAGTGACTGTCACTGTTCCAATCGTTGGTGCACCTGGGACAACTGCTACTATAGTTGTTGTTGTATTTGATTTTGCACCTGTACTACCAACTACATTTGTTGCAGTAACTATTGCATATATAGTATTGCCCACATCGGCTGAACCTAATGTATAAGTAGTTGCTGTGGCTCCACTGATTACAGTACTTGGGCTTCTATACCACTGATATGTATAGCTAATTGTAGATCGAGAAGTCCAAGTTCCGTTGGTCGTTGTCAACGTAGAGCCAAATTGAGTTGTTCCAGTAACAGCAGGAGCTATTGTATTGATAGGTGGGGAATCATAAGAACCTCCAACAAAGGCATTAAGAATGCCACTCATGTCACATTAGTTCCTGTTAGTAACCATTGAGTTGTTGCTATTTTAATACAATTGGCAACACCGTACTGTGCCAAAGTTCTAGATCCTGATGCACCACCCTGCGCCCACGTCAATGTGTCAGAGTTGATGGCAATTGTCACAGCCTGTGTTGACATATTAATAAACTGAATCACAGTACCTAAAGCGTAAGGTACTGATGCGTTTGCCGCAATAGTAAATGTTCTAGCATTAGCATCACTTGCAGGGTGAAAAATACACCACCCTGCATCCGAAGCAATAGTTGTGTATGCCGCACTTTGGCTATTTTGAGGAATACCAAGATTGGCATAAGTCCCAATTGTAGCGGTAGTTAATATTACTGCACCACCAATAGTTCCAACCGTTGTTACCGATAGTGTGTTTGCACTTATAGTACTAGTTGCTGTGATACTAGTTGCTGTGATACTGGTTGCTGTGATACTATTACCAAAGATAGCATTAAATGTACCCGTTCCACCTACATTTAAATTACCACCAATACCTGCTCCACCTGCAACAGTAAGCGCACCGGTTGTGGTATTAGAGCTAACTGTGGTATTAATTATTGTAAATATATCTGGAGAAGTAACCTGTGTCTGTGTAACTGTAGTGTACTGTATAGTTAATTGTTGAGCAGTAATTGTACCGCCAATATATAGATCGCCACCGATACCTACACCACCTGCTACAACTAATGCACCAGATGCAGTACCTGTAGTGGCAGTATTATTAGTAATTGCAAATGCACTGGTAGTTCCTGAACTGGCAGCGCCGACAGTAGCACCGGCTACCTGTAAATTGCCGCCTGCGACACTCAGCGGCACCCCACCAATATCAATGGTACTGGAAGTAACATACAAGGTACGGAATCTATATGAAGGACTACCTAGATCATAACTAGCAGTGGCACTGGGAATAATACTCTGTGTAATAGTACCACCACTGAATGCATTGGTGATTGTAGGGCCCGTGATATCCAACCAAGCAAAAGTCGTTCCATCTGTGGTATATCTCGCAATGGTATCTGTCAGTGTATTATACCAAAGATCACCAACTCCGGGATTGGCAGGTGGAGTACTAGAACTGGTTGTGCGTGTTCCGCCTCCCGAAATCTGCCCAGCGGCAACAATACCTCCGGCTATATTCAGTGCACCAGATCCTGTATTTGAAATAGTTACGGTACCTGTGGAACTTTCTAAGAATGATAATTGGCCTGCTTGAGTCATATGTTATATTTATACTCAAAGAAAGCTCTTGACATTCTATATGCAGATAAGTAGTATATACATATACAACGGAGAAACCCCATGGCAATTGTCATCGAAACCCCAGAGGATCAGATCACAGAAATAACCACCACAGAATCAGTAGTCAAGCCCAATGATGTACAGTTGCAAGTAGAATACTTGTTTGCCAGTTCAGTGTGGAGGACCAGTGCTCCACAATTCCTAGAAGATGTACAGGCTGTGGCAAAAACACAATTCAGCAAACGTAAAAAAGAACACCCAGAGATCTTAAAAACAGTTTATCCCACGGTGATGACTGACAATATCCACACAGATCCCCGTTGTGCCGAGTTTGTTAACTATGTTCAGCAAGCGGCATGGAATGTCCTAAACAATCAGGGTTACAATATGGATGTATTTGACATGATATTCTATGATTGTTTTGGACAAGAACATCACAAGTACAGCGGACATGATACTCATACACATCCTGGAGGTCAAATCACAGGATTTTATTTCTTAGAGACTCCAGAAAACTGCTGCCGTGTAGTATTCCAAGATCCACGTCAGGGCAAAAATCATGGTGCTATCGGTGAACGCAATATGAGCCAAGCTACATTGGCCAGTTATGAAATCAATTACCAACCCCAGCCTGGTGATTTTTTCTTTACCAATTCTTGGTTGCCACACAGTTTCACACGCAATGCCAATGCCAAGCCAATGCGTTTTATTCATTTTACATTAGGTGTACAATATAAACCTCAGCAACCTATAGCTCCTGCCGCCAATATAGTATGAATCGTTATCATATTCGTTTCAACAAATCTCGAGGTCAACCAGGGCGTGGCACCAAAAATCACGTTTGGCGAGTATTTGAGAACGGTGAGGAATACCTTTTTAAACACTTTAAGGTATCTGTACCTTGTTTTGATGAAACCACAGGTGATGGTCTAGGCAACGATGATTGGAACTTCTGCTGTGAAGGCTATCTGAGTATAGACAAGGCCACATCCACAGCTATTATCACTGCCGAGCCTCCCGCTAAAGATTAAATTGCCGGCGGAATTTCTACTTCTTTCCAGCTTGTAGTAGGTTCATCCCAAATGTAACTTTTGCCATCAGTGGGCCTTGCTACTGGTGCAGTCCATGTCCAAGTTGCACTATCTATGGTCCAGCTAGGAAAAGGCTGTGGTGGGTAAAACACATCATTCTCGGAATCATAAACATATCCAATACCAGCATAATTACCCCTCAAGGCTACACCTCCGTCGGGTTCACCGTCTTGTCCATAATGTACATTGCCGCGGGTGTTGTATGAAGTTTGACGCCACTGGCTAGGATCTCCCCATAGTCCTATATCCAATGTTTCTTGTTCTATTGCAATAACTCTGGTTACAATTCCATTTTCTACTTTGGCAAAATATGACATCAGTAATATTTCCTTTTATGCTTGCGGTTCGCCCCAACGTAGGGTTAAATTAGCGTTAATTGGCTGACCAGTGGTTGTATATACATTAATGAATAATACATCTGGTCCGTTTGGATAACAATTTCTACCACCAATTGGAGTATTAGTTAATTCTTTCAACAATGATAAATCTAGTACATCTCGTTCAGCAGGGCTACTAACGAATGAGAATACAGTTTCTCCCGGTTGTGCAAATCCTGTTCTACTGAATGTTATGCTAGTAGAGCCAGCAATGCTATTCACGGTATAATTACTGATCCTAACCTGATTAGTAACAGGATTGATGTAGGTTACAACAGTTCCGCCAGTTATAGGACTATTATAATTTCCCGGAATATATACAGCATCACCTGCTTGAATACCAGTAACATTGGCCAGTGTTATAATATTAGTACCGGTAGCAGTTACTCCACTTGTAGCAATAACTGTGGTTGCGGCATTGTCAAATGTAATGCTTTGTCCTTGTGCAATTTGAGCAAAACTTGGCTGGCCGGTTTGAAGTCCTGCACTGGTTAAACTTTGCCATGTAATTCTACCAGAATAAGGATCACTGGGATAATTTTGTGGGTTTAATATACCTTGAACAACCATAGCACAGTTGGTATTTGTTGTTCCGCCAGCAGTAACTTCAATTGCTTGCAATCTCATCTGGGCACGATTCAATAAATCTCGATCACCTAAATCTCCTGCAATGGCATTACTCACACTTGGTGCTAATCGAATAGCAAATGCAGTTGTTGGTACTGTACTAACGTTAATGTTTGTAGAAACATAATTAAAAATGTATCCGCGATCATCGTCAAATCCGCCGTCAGCCAAATAAGCTGATCCCCAGTGAGTTAATTGTGGTGATGCTGTTTGCCCTACTAAAATTACTCCGGTCCCTGTACTATGAATTGATGCGTTGGTTCCAGTAAATGTTCTAGTCTGTCCAGCAACAAACTGGCTGTAACTTGTTCCACGTGTTAGTCCAGTTAATGAATTTGTACTAGTAGTTATACCTGTATACTGTATAACTTCTTGGTCTACATATACATAACCACCACTCTTTGGAAAATATGTAACATCTCCTATATTCATGTAAGTATCAGTAACTCCCATAGAATTATACAAATAACTACGTGCACCCTCATTGATAACCTGATAACGAACAGGCATATTACCAGTTCTTTGGAAAGCTTCAATATTAACGTTGGAATTTTTTAAACGATGTATAGTAATAAAATTACCATCTGGACCTCGCAACATCCAATCAATAAATCCAGCACCATACCAAGTCCATTGCAATCCGATCATTTGCATTTTATTAACATTAAGATTATAACCACTAGGATTAAAGACTCCATTACTACCATCACACCGATCTATGTTCCATTGCGATTGCGGCACTATTGTGTCAACAACTTTGACTATTTTAATACCAGACTGATTTATATAACCACGAAACTCTGGATTGACCGAAATTTGCGTATCATTTATAACGTTAGTTACAACATGAGTCATGCCTTTAATAACTACACGATCACCTGCTATTAATTGACCTGTAAATCGTGTATTAATACCATTTACAATATGACTACCTGTTGTAACAGACACAAGACCTGCAATATTAGGAGTTGCGGTTCGTTGACCAATAGCTATTTGTATTCCATCATACTGCCAAAACATCCCATTTTGATCATCAAATGTTCCTGCACGTACAGTTGAACCATACCAATTTCTTACAGATAATAATGCTGGGGTACCTAAAATAGCATTAGTTGATGTAGTTGTTAACGATCCTGTAGAAAGGAAAAGCACAGTACGTTCATCAGTTACTGTGCTAACAGTATAAACACCGTTATATCCAGCATTACCGCAGTTACTTAATAAAACAGTTGCACCAACTTGACACCCATGATCGTTGTCATCAGTAACAACAGTGATTATACTACCAGTTGTAAGTCCATTGGCAGTAACTGATCGAATATTATAGTTAGGAGCAAACAATGCACCGGTATTATAATTAATTGCTTTACCAGATTGATATCGAAGATTTTTCTTACTTTGGCGTACAGCATCAGTTCCCGGACTAGGTCCGTTTGTACCTAACTGTACACCACCGTCAAAGGGTCGATGTATATAATAACTATCAGATCTCGGTGCTATATATCCCAAAGGCGTTCCCGATATTGATCCAACGTTTCTAGCAGAATAGCTGAATGTTGAAGAACTAAGAACTGATGTAACAAAAAATGGTCCCTGGCATAGATTATGACCATTGCTGCCATTGTAGCTAGAAATAATAGCAATAAAAGTATTTCCCGGAGCAAAGCCGTGTGGATCAGTTGATGTAACTGTGATTGTTCCTGTGGTAGAAGAACTAGATCCTGTTACTACAAATGACACATTGCTTAATGTAGAACCAGTATAAAATCCGCCTTTACGTACAACAGTCGATGCCTGACTAACAACTGTACCACTAGTAACACCGACCAGGCCTTTGGCATAAAAATTAAATGATGTTGCACTGTTTACTGAATCAACAATAAAAGATCCTTGTGCACGGTCATAACTAGCAACTGTTTGTAATAATGCATTACAGGTCAATGCTGTACCAGTTGATAGATTATGCGGGTAATTTGTATTCACAGTCATTAAACTTGATACACCCGCTTGTCCCCCGCTGGCATAACTAGCATCAGTGGTAATATTATTAACAGATAAGTCTGTTCCTGGTATTTCATAGATTCCAGGGTATCCTCTCATTTGACTCAATGTCTGCCACTTAGTAGGTTGCATACCATACTCAAAGTCAGCATCAATCATTGATTGAGGTGAGGCTACACGAGTACGTTCAAAGGCATCTGTTCCCATTGCCCATGGACGAGTAATAACAGCACCTTGCGGATTTTCTGTAAATATTTGCAGGATATCAGTACTCAACATACCAGCGGTACTAGCACCTAGAGTAATAGTAGTTATACCATCAGACGATTGTAGAGCTTGGGGAAAATTAGTGGTGTTGGCACGGCTCAAACTCATCGTAGTTCCGACAAAGTTTAAATCGGCAAAATTGTAAATTATTTGATTTCTAGTAACATTGGTAATAATCAATAACTGACTAAGATCATACCGTCCGGGTATTTGAACCGTTCCTACTCCGGCAGCTCCGGGAGTAAAAATATACGTTCTTTGCAGTTGTTTTGCCATTTTATTCTAAATCCTTGTTATTCGTTACATACCGAGTGCTATTGCCATAGCCGCCGCGGCTGCTGTTTGTGATATTGCTTGAGCAAAGTTTTGACTAGCTACAATACGAATTACATCTCCAGCGTTACGTGCTGTATTTAGTACCACATAAGGACTGGTGCTAGCATTATAGTCACCGCTGTTTAACAAAACTCCGTTAGCAAACACTTGTAATTGATTGGCCACAAATCCGCCAGCTACAGTACAAGTGCTTTGTCCCTGTAACATAGTAAATTCTTGGATAGTTGTGGGCAGTATTTGAGCACCGTTGGTATAGATATTAGATGCATATAAATTACCTGCTATTCCAACTCCACCTGCAACTGTAAGGGCACCAGAATATGTTCCAATACTCTGCGTTGTATTAGTAATGGTAAAGATATCTGGTGTAACAACAGTAGTTTGAGTAATTGTTGTATATAGAATTGTCAACTGCTGTGCAGTAATTCCGCCAGCAACATATAAATTACCTGCAATACCAACACCACCTGCAACTGTCAGTGCACCAGTTGTAGTACTTGTGCTCGAAGTTGTGTTAGAAATAGCAAATGTCGCAGTAGTGTTTAGGTTGTAAGCTGCCGCATAAACTGTACCCGTGGCATAGATATTATAAACACCACTAATGCTACCACCATTACCTGTGATATTAACTGTGGCAAATGATCCAGTATTGGCTGCATAGATAGATCCATTAACACCAATGCCGCCTGCAACAATCAATGCACCAGTATAAGTTGATGTACTGATGTTAGTACCAAGTATAGTAGCTGTGGTAAGTACCGTTAATGTGTTATTAGTTGCTGCACCACCAATGTATATATTACCACCAATACCAACACCACCAGTAACCTGCAATGCACCTGTTGTTGTACCTGTGCTCTGTGTTATATTACTAATCAGTACAGTTGCTGTTGTTGCAGTTAATGCCGCCGCTACGTAGGTATTAACAGTAGCAGTTGTAACCAATGCCGCACCAGCAAGTATAATAGATCCACCAACTGTTAAAATATTAGTAACAGTTAGGCTACCACCAAAAGTTCCACTGTTGGCTACATTTAAGTTACCACCGATACCAACACCACCAGTTACAATAACAGCACCAGTTAAAGAAGATGTTGAAGTAGCCGAACTTGTAGCCAATAGTACCGGAGCAGTGATTGTACCAGTTGAGAATATATTGTTAACGCCAGTGATACTACCACCAGTACCAACAATTACTACGGTACCAAATGATCCAGTATTAGCCGCATATAATGATCCACCAATACCAACACCACCAGCAACAACCAATGCTCCAGTATAAGTTGATGTACTAACGTTAGTACCTAGTATACTTGCTGTAGTTAGAACTGTTAGGGTATTAAATGATCCAAAGTTGCCAACATACAAGTTACCGCCGATACCAACACCGCCCGTGGTCTGGAAAGCACCTGTGTTTGTACTGGTACTTTGTGTTGTATTGTTTATGACAAATGTTGCTGTAGTCGCAGTTAATGCTGTGGCAATATATGATCCAACAGTAGCTGTGGTAATCAGTGCCGCACCAGCAAGTATAATTGATCCGCCAACGGTTAAGACATTGTTAACGGTTACACTACCACCAAATGTTGATGTAGATCCGCCAACATTTAAGTTACCACCAATGCCTACACCACCTGTTACAATAACAGCACCTGTCAGTGTCGAAGTTGATGTAGCAGAACTTGTGGCAAGCAATACCGGTGCTGTAACAGTACCAGTAGCAAAAATATTATTAACACCAGTAATACTACCGCCAGTTCCAACAACTACTACAGTACCAAAAGATCCAGTATTAGCCGCATATAACGAGCCACCTATACCAACACCACCCGCGACAATCAATGCACCGGTATAAGTTGATGTACTGACATTAGTACCAAGTATGCTGGCTGTGGTTAGAACTGTTAGAGTATTATTAGTCTCTGCACCACCAATGTATATATTACCACCAATACCAACACCACCAGTAACTTGGAAAGCACCTGTATTTGTACTGGTACTTTGCGTTGTATTGTTAATAACAAAGGTCGATGTAGTTGCAGTCAATGCCGCACTGATTACAGTACCAACAGTAGCAGTTGTAATTAGAGCCGCACCACCGACTATCAATTGTCCATTAATAGTTAATGTATTATTAATAGTTACACTGCCACTAAATGTTGATGTAGATCCGCCAACATTCAAATTACCACCAATGCCTACACCACCAGTTACAATTACTGCACCTGTAGTAGTTGATGTTGAAGTAGCTGAACTTGTAGCAAGCAATACAGGTGCAGTAACAGTACCTGTGGCAAAAATATTATTAACACCGGTAATACTACCACCATAACCAACAATACTAACTTGTGCAAAAGATCCAGTATTGGCAACATATAAATTACCACCAATACCAACACCACCTGCAACAACCAATGCACCAGTATAAGTCGATGTACTGACATTAGTACCAAGTATGCTGGCTGTGGTTAGAACTGTTAGTGTATTAAATGATCCAAAGTTACCAACATATAAATTACCACCAATACCAACACCACCAGTAACCTGTAGTGCACCTGAGTTAGTACCGGTGCTTTGTGTAATATTACTGATAACCAATGTTGATGTAGTTGCAGTCAATGCCGAAGAAATTACAGTACCGACAGTAGCCGTAGTAATCAATGCCGCACCACCAACTATTAACTGTCCATTAATAGTTAATGTATTATTAATAGTTACGCTACCACTAAATGTTGATGTAGATCCGCCAACATTCAAATTACCACCAATGCCTACACCACCAGTTACAATTACTGCACCTGTAGTAGTTGATGTTGAAGTAGCTGAACTGCTGGCTGTTAGAATAGAAGTAGCCACTGTACCTGTAGCAAAAACACTGTTTACGCCAGTAATACTACCACCAGTACCTACAACAATAACAGTACCAAAGGATCCAGTATTGGCTGCATATAACGAACCACCAATACCTACACCACCTGCGACAATCAATGCACCAGTATATGTCGATGTGCTGACATTGGTACTTAATATACTTGCTGTGGTTAGAACTGTTAGAGTATTATTAGTCTCTGCACCATAGACATAGAGATTTTGTCCAATTCCAACACCACCTGCAACAACCAATGCACCTGTTACTGTGCTGGTACTTGGGGTTGTATTACTGATAATGAAAGTTGATGTAGTACCAGTAGTTACAGGGTTGATATAACTTTGAATTGTAGCAGATGTAATGAATGCCTGCCCTTGGACTGAAATAGTTCCAACTACAGTTAAACTACCGCCAATGGTTGCACTGCTACCAACATTCAATGCACCGCCAATTCCAACACCACCAGGTACAGTTATAGCACCTGTAGTAGTCGACGTTGAAGTAACTGTGCCAGCTAAATTAATAACTCCAGCCTGTATAGTACCTGTGGCAAATAAACTATTAACACCAGCAATATTACCGTTAGCACCTACAATATTAACAGTGCTGAATGATCCTGTACCTACAGCACTAATAACACCACCGCTGTATATATTACCACCAACACCAAGTCCGCCGGCTACAACCAATGCACCATTTGTAGAAGTTGTACTGGTAGATGTATTGGTAATATTGATTGCATTGGTAGTTGTAGATCCCCTATTGGTAATTGTCTGTAGTGTGCTTGAATTAGCAATGTACACACCATTGGTACTAGTGAATACCGAAGTATCAGTACCAGCAAGAATACCAGCGGCTACATATGGATTAACCAAACTAAAGATAGTTGCAGTTGAAAGTATAGATCCACCTGCGACAAATAAACTACCACCAACAAATAAATTGCCTCCAATTCCTAGGCCACCTGCAACAGTAACCGCACCTGTTGTAGTTGAAGTTGAATTGGCTAGGCTAGTAACAGTAACTGTACTAGCATAGATAGTACCCGATGAGAAAATTGCAGTAACATTGCTGATAGCACCGCCGCCACCTGTAATGGTAAGAGTATTAATTGCTAACGTACCAGCAAGATTTAAGTTTCCACCAATACCGACACCACCTGCTACTATTAGTGCACCTGTAGTAGTTGATGTTGAACTTGTTGTGTTAGTAATGTTGAATATACTAGCAGTACCTGTACTACTACCGCCACCGGCTGCATAGTTACCAATTGTAGCAGTGGTAATAATCTGTGCACCTGCAATGTAACTGGTATTTGCAATATAAACATTTCCACCAATACCTACACCACCAGTAACAACCAATGCACCGGTAATTGTCGATGTTGATGTTGCAGTTCCAGTGACTGATATTGCATTGGCAATTATTGTACCTGTGGCATTTATACTACCAACACCAGTAATATTGCTACCGCCACTACCTGTAATAGATATGGCAGCAAATGTACCAGTACCACCAACGTATAAATTACTACCAATACCAACACCACCTGCAACAGTCAATGCACCTGTGGTAGTTGAAGTTGAAGTTGCTGTTCCACTGAAATACCCAGTTCCTGCAACTGTCACTAATCCTGTAGCTGGATTAATAGTAAAACTACTTGTGGTATATTCAGCTTGATAATTTGCTGTATTATTGTTAGCATTGACAAATACAGGATAGTAAGTTCCAGCGGCAAATTGTGCCTGCGTTTGAACATAAATTGTATTTGTGGCTGTTCCTGCACTTACACCGGCTAATGGTTGCCAAGTTGCAGTAGAACCATTAGATGTTAAAACATAATTATTCAATCCAATTGGAATGAATGCAGTAGTGCCGGTGCCGCTTTGAATTGGTATACTACCTGCCGCACCGCCCGCAATGTTAGTAGTTGTGTTACTGCTTGCACCTAATAAATTACCACCGCTATAGATATTTCCACTAACATTTAAATTGCCACCAACGCCAACACCGCCGGTAATTATTAATGCCCCAGTGTTTGTAGAAGTAGACTGTGTTGAACTTGTAACAAATATTGTATTGGCTGTGATTGTACCGGTAGCAGAAATATTAGTAACACCTGTGATATTACTGCTGCCAGATCCTGTAATAACAATAGCATTGAATGTACCAGTTCCGCCAACATTAATATTGCCGCCGATACCAACTCCGCCAGCAACAACTAATGCTCCCGATGCAGTGTCAATACTAGGAGTAGTATTAGTAATTGTGAATATGTCTGGTGATGTAACTAGTGTTTGAGTAACTGTTGTATAGCTAACTGTTAATGATGCCGCAGTAATACTGCCGCCAACGTACAAATTACCACCAATTCCAACTCCACCAGCAACTGTCAATGCACCTGTGGTAGTTGAAGTTGATTGTGAAGTATTAGTAAAATTAACAGTTCCACCAGTTATTCCACTGAATGTACCAGTATTTCCAGCAAGTCCCTGTAATCCTTGAACGCCTTGAGTACCTTGATTGCCTTGGAGACCTTGAGTACCTTGAATAGATACACCTTGAACACCTTGAATTCCCTGACTACCGATAAGGCCCTGAATGCCTTGTAGGCCTTGAACGCCCTGAACACCTTGCGTACCAGTACCACCGACAAATCCAGCTTGTCCCTGTAGTCCCTGCAATCCTTGAACGCCTTGACTGCCAGTTTGCCCTTGTAGGCCCTGAATACCTTGTGTACCAGTACTACCTGTAAATCCACTTATACCCTGAACACCTTGAACTCCCTGGCTACCAGTTTGGCCTTGGGTTCCTTGAATACCATTACCACCTTGTAGGCCTTGCGTACCTTGACTACCAGTTTGCCCCTGTAGTCCTTGCGTACCTTGACTACCAGTTTGCCCCTGTAGTCCTTGCGTACCTTGACTACCAGTTTGCCCCTGTAG